CTACATTAGCGCAGGCAGCGGGCAATGTTAATGCCTTAGGTGCTGCCGATATGGGATGGGGACTTGCCAGACAGTCCGACCCTGCAGGAGCCAAAGAAGCACTCATGGTTTCTGAAGATGGTAACACTTGGTCTCGAGGAAAGATGGTAGCTAATCCTAAGGAAGGCGTATTAAAGTTTAGTCAAGATATGGATATACCGGGTGTTATTAATCAAGTGTTATTGACTAGTTCATATCCAGAAAAAGCATTAGCAACGGCCGGATTAAAAGCAGACACTGGTATGCGAGTATGGTGGAGGATCGATACACAAGTTTATCTTATTAACTCCGCAGAAAATTTACCAAAAAATGGTACATATCCCCGTATCATTGTATACCGTGTAGTAGAATTTGATGCGCACTCAAGTAAAGCGGCCGCAATAAATGCCAAAGCTCCGGGATTTGACAACTTAAAGAAACAAGTATGTAAACGTTACGATTATATCTACACAGGTAAGAATACAGAAGTTATTAAATTTAATATTGATTTTAGTGTTGGATTTGCTAACAGAATGGCCGCCGACAGATTTAAACACTCGCAAGATGTAGAAGCGCCAGGCCCAAAAGCATCAGACACTAAAGAAGACAAAAAACCAATTACAGAAACTGCTGACGGAGCCAAGCCTGGCACCCAGCCTGGTGCAATTGCAACTCAAACTAGTCACGATTTAAATGATACTAGCTGGGATGGCAAGGGCGGCGGTGGCCAAGAAACAGCGGCCAACAGAGCGGCCCGTGTATTTCATGATGCCCTTACTAAAGGTAAAGACATGTTGATGTTAGATTTAGAAATCTGGGGAGATCCTTACTGGATTGTAAACAGCGGCATGGGCAACTACACAGCAAAACCTGTTAAGGGAGTTAAAGATCTTAACAAAGACGGATCAGTAAACTGGCAAACTAGTGAAGTTGACATATGGGTCTATTTCCGTAGTCCGTTGGACATTAATCAAACTACAGGCATGTACGATTTTAAATCACCTAACCATACAGAAGATATGACACTGTCTAGTAAAGCAGGTCCGGTAATCGGGTTCAGCGGATTATATTGTGTCACACTAGTAAAAAATAATTTTAATAAAGGTCAGTTTAGGCAAACATTAACTGGCTACAGAAGAAATGCTCAAGAGCTTACAAAAACAGCAACTCCTGCGCAGACATATAATGTATCTACACCAGCAGCCCCGGTAGCTGGAGGTAAAAAATAATGGACGGCTCTACTAACGAAGACCACATTTCGTCAACAACTCCTGACTTTAAAGCAGGATTGTACTTGGGTACGGTTGTTGCAAATCTTGACACAACTTATATGGGAGTTTTGCAAGTACAGCTTCAACGACCAACTGGCGGAAACACAACAGCAGGACAAATTGTTAACGTAAAATATGCCAGTCCTTTCTTTGGTAGTACCGGCGAAGAATACGTGTCTGATGTTGACGACTACGAAAACACGCAAAAGAGCTATGGCATGTGGATGGTACCACCTGACACTGGCACAACTGTAATTGTTGCGTTTACAAATAACGATACAAAGTATGGTTATTGGATTGCTTGTGTACCTGACCTTTCAATGAACTTTATGGTGCCAGGCTTAGCCGCAACTAAATTTATTAGCCCTGACTCACTTACAGTTGACGGCAAAAGAGTACCAGTTGCAGAATACAATAAAAAATATAATCCTGGCACACAATCAGACCCAACAAAAATTAACAAAGCTCAACATCCATTTGCAAAAATATTAGAGTTGCAAGGATTGTTAAAAGACGATGTACGAGGTATTACAACTAGTGGTGCCCGCAGAGAAAGCCCAAGCAATGTATTTGGCATTTCCACACCAGGCCCGTCGGACAAGCAATCTGGTGCAAAACGTGGCCCTGTTGGTAAAGAAGGAGAGCGTGTTAATAATTTTCCTGTTAGTCGAATGGGTGGTACTACGTTTGTTATGGATGACGGTGATGATAAGTTTTTACGTAAAACCTTAGCAGGCGAAGGTCCTCCAGAATATGCATCAGTTGAACAAAAAGAAACTGATGGTGATATTAAAATTCCGCACAACGAATTATTTAGAATCCGTACTCGTACCGGGCATCAGATATTATTACACAATAGTGAAGATTTGATTTATATTGGTAATGCAAGTGGAACATCATGGATTGAATTAACTAGCAACGGCAAAATTGATATCTATGCAAAAGACAGTATCAGTATTCATACAGAAGAAGACATTAATTTTACTGCTGATCGAGATATCAATCTTGAAGCCGGCAGAAGTATCAACATGAAAGCAGCCACTGATTTTTATTTAGAAACAGTCGGAGATGCTTCAATAATTATTGGTAAAGATGGAAAATTAACAACCACTGGCAATTTAGACGTTAACACAACAGGACATAATTGGTTCACAGCAGGGCAGTCGACAGAAATAAAAAGCGGTGCAAATCATGTTGAAACAGCAACTGAAATTCATATGAACGGCCCTGCGGCGTCGCCTGCTGTAGTCGCAACTAAGTTACAACCCTTTGATGTACCAGGTCCAGCCGGAACACAAGTGCAATCAATTATGCTACGTGTACCGCAAGCTGAACCGTGGGAACATCATGAAAATTTAGATCCTATAAACTTTACTGCTCCTAAAACTGACATAACTACAGGCGCCGCAATACCAACACCTAAAGCATGGAACGAGTATTCTATAAAAACAGACACCTTTGAAAAGTTTCTACCGCCTGAACCGGCACCAGGAGATCAAGCATGAGTTCAAATCCAAGATTATATGATAAGATAGTTTTAAAACCAGGAATGCGCAGTGACAACGTTACGCCTAAGATGTACAAAGGTTTTAGTACAGTTAATGCAGATACTGAAAATTTTGCCCTATACGATTTTCAATTAATTCAGCAAGACTTGTTAAATCACTTTCATACTAGACAAGGCGAACGTTTAATGAACCCGGATTACGGCACAATTATATGGGATTTACTATTTGAGCCGCTAACAGAAGATGTTAAAAATGTAATTACAGACAATGTTAATTCAATTATTAACTACGATCCTCGTATACAAGCAAGCCAAGTAACTGTGGTTGCATATGAAACAGGACTGCAAATAGAATGTATTTTAACGTATCTGCCATACAACATCAGCCAGACAATGCAACTACGGTTTGACCAAGCAAACGGACTCATGTTAGGATAAAACACCCACATAATTTTATTCAATAAATACATGATATAGGATAAATCATGAGTGTAACTACTAGACAAAATAGATTATTAGTAAGCGAAGATTGGAAAAAAGTATACCAATCTTTCCGTAATGCGGACTTCCAAAGCTATGACTTTGAGAACTTGCGCCGCACAATGATCGACTATATTCGTCAGAATTATCCAGAGGATTTTAATGACTATATTGAGTCTAGCGAATACCTTGCCCTAATTGATCTTATTGCATTCCTGGGCCAAAGCATAGCTTTCCGCGTTGACTTGAATGCCCGCGACAACTTTTTAGAACTGTCTGATCGCCGTGAATCAGTATTACGATTAGCACGTATGTTATCCTATAATGCTAAACGTACTGTTGGCGCAAGCGGCTTATTAAAACTAACAACTGTATCTACAACAGAAACTGTAGTTGACAGTAATGGACGAAATATTGCAGGACAGACTGTTACTTGGAACGACCCAAGTAATTCAAACTGGTATGACCAGTTCATTAAAGTAATTAACTCTGCAATGCCAAAGACTCAGCAATTTGGAAGTCCGGCAGATAGTCAAACAATTTACGGAATCCCAACAGAGCAATATCGTTTCCAAAGTATAACTGACGGAGTTCCAGTCTTTGGATTTACTAAAACAGTAGCAGGCCGTCCAATGAACTTTGAAGTAGTGAGCACTACATTTAAGGGACAAAGTTATATCTACGAAGAAGCACCTAAAGAAGGTAACCCGTTGGCTTATGTATATCGAGACGACGGTCGCGGTCCAAGCAGTGCGGGGTCAGGATTCTTCATGCGATTTGTGCAAGGTTCTCTAAACACCGGAACTTTTACAATCACACAACCGAGTAGTAACGAATCCATTGACATTGATGCAGAAAATATTAATAATGATGATGTGTGGTTATATAAACTTGACCAAGCAGGCCTTGAAACTGATGAATGGACACAAGTTTCAAATCTTGAAGCAAATAACATTATCTATAATAGTTTAAACAAAAATATTAGAAATATTTATAGCGTTATTACTAGAACAAACGATGCTGTCAGTTTACAATTCAGTGACGGTACTTTTGGTAATTTACCTCTAGGCACGCTACGTGCTTACTATCGTGTAAGTAATGGATTAGCATATTCGATCACAACACAAGATGTTAGAAATGTTAGCATCAGTTTTCCTTACCAGTCAAATAATGGTCAAACTGAAACTCTTACACTAACTTTAAATTTAGCAACCGGAGTATCAAATGCCGCAGTTGCAGAATCAAACGACACTATCAAGGCTAATGCTCCGCAAACTTATTATACACAAAACAGAATGATTACTGGTGAGGATTATAATATTAGTCCTCTGGCATCAAGCACACAACTTGCAAAAATTAAATCAATTAACAGAACAAGTTCTGGCATTAGTCGCTATTTTGATCTATCAGACCCAACAGGCAAGTATAGTTCAACTACGTTATTTGCCGATGATGGTATTATATACACCGAATCATATAAAAGTTCTTTCAGATTTTCATATCAAAATAAAACAGACATTGAAGGTATTATCTACAACAGTATTTTTGAAATATTAAAAGATATTAATCTTCGCAATTTTTATTATGCTACATTTATTAACTTTTTAACAGCAAGTTTAGATATTCGCTGGTACAATGTATCAACCGACACAAACACTTCAACTGGATATGTTGGTGCAGCCAGCGGAACAACAATATATAAAGTTGGATCTTATACTGCAACCGATTTAAAATATTTTAAATCAGGCGCCCTAGTTAAATTTATAGCACCAAGCGGTTATTACTTTAACTCGTTAAATGCAAATATGCTAGTTCTACAAACGGGTTCTGTACTACCACTAGGCGCAGTTACATCAATATGGGCAGAAGTGGTATCTGTAGTCGATGACGGCACAGCAGTTAATAAGGGAATTTTAACTTCGGGCTTTGGCGCAATTACGTTGAATAGAGCAATACCGTCAACTGCAATTATATCTCAAATTATTCCTAAGTGGAGAACAGTTATTGATAGTAGTGTTATTACTACAATGATTGATTTAATTTTTGCTAATAAGCCATTTGGGCTACGATACGATGCAGTTACTCAAGTTTGGTCAATTGTATTTGAATTAAACCTAGATTCAAAAAATAATTTTAGTTTAGGTAAACAAGGCGACCAGTCTAACCTAGGGCAGGACGCTAGCTGGTTATTATTGTTTACTACTGACAATGAGTTTTACACTGTTACTACTAGAATGCAACGTTATGTTTTTGAAAGTAATCAGCAAATTAGATTCTACTTTGATAGTAGTAATAAAATTTATGACAGCAAATCAAATGCAGTTATTAAAGATTCTGTTAATATTTTAAGTATTAATTTACAGCCAAACAGTACTGCGCAGTTTACGTTTGACCAACCTTGGGATATTGTTTCTGAGTATACTGGATTAGATGGCTATGTTGATACTAAAAAATTAGTAGTTACTTTTGCAGATAATGATGATAACAGTGTTGTTGATAACCCCGAGTTATTTTTAAACATTGTTGCTCCTCCACTAGTAACAGAAACTAGTTCTACTATCTTACAAACAAAATACGTTGTACAAGAAAAATATACAATTAGCCAAGGGCAAGAAGATTATCGCTACGTTGATAACACTGATAAGAAAGTTATTATCCTAGCGGCCCGTCCTCAACAATTACCAGCCGGCGCAAAAACTGGTCAATATTATTATTTTGTTAATACAAATACCGTGGTAAAACTTGATACTGCGCTACAGGACCAGTATGTTCCAAGTTTAGATTATAAAGTATTTTTAGGGAGAGATAGTCTTAAATTTCAGTACGTGCATAATGCAGACTATGAAACAAGAATTGATCCAGGTGCAAGTAATATTATTGACATTTATTTGTTAACAAAGAGTTATGACACTAGATTTAGACAATACTTGTCCGGAGCATTAATTAATAAACCGCTTCCTCCTAGCTCAAGCGAGTTATACGACCTAGTATCTGGAAATTTAAATATTATTAAATCTATTAGTGATGAAATCATATATCACCCTGTAAATTATAAAGTATTATTTGGAGACAACGCATCTGCTGACTTACAGGCTAGTTTTAAAGTAGTTAAAAATTCTAGCCAGGTTGTTTCAGACAATGACATTAAGACTAGAATAATCACTGCTATTGAGCAATTCTTTGCTTTAGAAAATTGGGATTTTGGCGATACATTTTATTTTACAGAATTATCAACTTATGTAATGACACAATTAAGTCCTGATATTTCTAGCTTTGTTATTGTTCCCCGATTAGGCGGATTAGGATTTGGTAGTTTGTTTGAAATTAAATCCGCAAGCGATCAATTATTTGTTAGCGGAGCAACTGTAAACGACATTGAAATTATTTCAGGCATTACAGCAACATCAATTAAATCAATTGCAGGCACACAGCAACAAACAAACGTTAGTGACCAACAAAACATTACCAGTGCAAATTACGGAGTAAACAATGGCTGATAGCATTAATCCAAGCGGCAGCAAGTCAACAAGTTCAAATCTATTACCAAAGTACTATCGAACAGATTCAAACAAAAAGTTTTTACAAGCAACTGTTGATCAATTAATACAGCCCGGAACGGTCAAAAAGACCAACGGATTCATTGGCCGCCAAAATGCAAAGTCTGCAACTAAAGATAATATTTTTATTTCGGCCGCAGATCCTAGTAGACAACACTACCAATTAGAGCCTGGCCTAATTGTTAAGGATAGTCTAGACAATACAACTTTTTTCAAAGATTATCAAGATTATATTAATCAGTTAGGGGTGTTTGGTGCTAATACAACTAACCATTCCAGAATTAATAAACAAGAATTCTACAGCTGGAATCCACATATTGACTGGGATAAATTTGTTAATTTTCAAAACTACTACTGGTTACCGTATGGCCCCGATGTTATTAAAATTCCAGGAGTACAACAAGGTATTACTAGTACTTACAAAGTTGAAATTAAAGCAGAAGCAGATAATAACACCTATGTGTTTTATCCAAACGGAACAACCCCTAACCCAACTATTAAACTATACAGAGGACAAACATATCGCTTTGAAGTATCTAGTCCGGCAAATCCATTTAGCATTAAAACTGCTAGAACCGTTGGTACAGTTGACAGGATTGCATTTCCTTTTAATACCGGAAATGGAACAGAAGCGGGCATAGTTGAATTTACAATTCCTTATAACTCTCCAGATTTACTATACTATCTAAGTGAAAATGATCTTGACCTTGGCGGCGTATTTGAAGTTTTATCAATTGACGAAAACACAGTTCTTGATATCAACACTGAAATTATTGGTAAGAAAACTTATCAATTAAGCACCGGGCAAACCTTGAGCAACGGCATGAAAGTGTCGTTTATTGGACAAGTATCACCTGCTAGCTATGCAACTGGACAATATTATGTTGAAGGAGTTGGCGACTCAATCCAATTGGTCAACGAGTCAACGTTAGAGTTGTTATCACCGTACACCAGTTCAGAAAGTATATTATTTGATAGTTCACCGTTTGATAGCAAACCTTTTAGTGATGCAACTACGTTTGCAGGCAAGCCTGATTATATAGTAGTTAATCGATCAAGCGCGGATCATAATCCGTGGAGCCGTTATAATCGATGGTTCCATAAAGATACCATTGAAGATAGTGCAACCTATAACGGCAAAGTCCCATCGATGGATCAGTCAGCTAGAGCAGTTAGACCAATTATTGAATTTGAACCAAACCTTAAACTTTATAATTTTGGTACAACTGCTATTGCTGATATTGATTTAATTGATACGTATACTACAGATGTATTTTCAAATATTGAAGGCCAATTTGGGTACAATGTTGACGGTATTGATTTAGCACAAGGTATGCGAATTTTATTTACTGCCGAAACAGATATCCGTGTAAAAAATAAAATTTATAAAGTTGACTTCTTAACATTAGACGGAGTTAGACAGATACACTTAACAGAAGAAAGCGAACCGGTTGTAAATCGAGTAGTGTTAGTGCGCCAGGGTGTTAAAAATCAAGGACAAATATATTGGTACAGCGGTACTAGTTGGAATCTTGCACAACAAAAAACTGCACTAAACCAACCACCTCTATTTGATGTTTTAGATTCAAATGGTAATAGTTATGGTGACAAAGTAGTATATGACGGCACAACTTTTGTAGGAACACCTCTATTTTCCTACAAGGTTGGTACTGGTACTAACGATTCAACATTAGGATTTCCATTAAGTTACAAAAATATTAATAACGTTGGCGACATTGTTTTCAATTTTAATTTAGCAACTGATGTATTTCAATATAAAGATAACTTTACAATTATTAGCAAGTGTGTTAATACTGGATATCTTCTAAATACGTCTACAACTGGTGATGCATCTTATGTTAACGGCTGGCAAACTTCCGCAGTTGAATCTGCTCAGGGTGCAGTGCGTATCTATAAAGATACAGCACAAGTTAATAATTTTAACATTGATGTGTTTGATAACATTAATCAGTTAACTGATTTAATAGTAAAAGTATATGTAAACGGTATTAGATTAGATTCTAGTAACTGGACTATTATTAACGCTGGTTACTATAAACAGGTTGTATTAACCACCGACATTACAGCTTCAGATATTCTAACAATAAAAACATATTCAGCCCAACCAATTAACAGCAACGGGTATTATGAAATCCCAATCAACTTACAAAATAATCCGTTGAATAGTGAAATAGGAGATTTTACTCTAGGCGAAGTAAAAGACCATGTTGCCTCTATAGTAGATAATTTGCCAGCTGATTTATCCACTAATAATATTCGCGATTTGGGAAACATTACAAAATACGGAACCCGATTTGTCCAACATAGCGGCCCAATGAGTTTGTCTTTGTATCACATAACATCTGATACTAACAATGTTATCCGAGCAATTGAAAAGTCAAGAGACGACTATAACAAGTTTAA